GGATTGGTTGAACAGTATCAATCAAACAAAGAAGAATCTAATCGATGAAGATCCTTCACTTGAAAAAGAATATCCTCCATACATTGTAAATCGATGTCTTTCTGGGCATTTGGATTGTATTATGTTCGCTAATGAAATGAACAAATACAACTTCTTGCCCAAGAAATTGCAATATGAATTTTTACTAAATAGTCTGAGGAAAAAGAAGAGGTTCTCTCCCTGGCTCCGACAAGATAAAATCAAAGATCTTGATTATGTCAAAAAATACTATGGTTATAGTAATGAAAAGGCAAAGCAAGCTTTGAGGATTCTAACTAAAGAACAACTTGCATTTATTAAATCGAAATTTGAAACTGGAGGAAAAGCATGAGTGTCGTTCAAGAACCTGAAGTGAAGTGGTCGCCTGAACAAATGGTTGAAGTGGTTCTTAATGAACCTGATGACTTTTTGAAAGTGCGTGAAACTTTGACACGAATTGGCGTAGCATCAAGGAAAGAAAAGAAGATTTACCAGTCTTGTCATATTTTGCACAAGCAAGGTAGATATTTTTTAGTCCATTTTAAAGAGTTGTTTGCATTGGATGGCAAACATGCAAATCTTACACAAAACGACGTCCAGCGTCGTAACCGTATTGCTCAACTTCTTGCTGATTGGGGTCTTATTGGTATTGTTGATGTAACTAAAATTACTGACATTGCACCATTAAACCAAATCAAAGTTCTTGCATATAAGGATAAGCAAGACTGGATTCTTGAAACCAAGTATAATATTGGTTCCAAGAAAAAGAAAGTGGAAGAAACCGAATAAATAAACGTGAGACCTTTCGTGCGGTCTCTACAAAAGTCGGAACACCCTATAAAGAGGTTCGGTTATTACCGTTCCTCTTTTTTCGTTTTGTGCTTAAATAGTAGTGGATATCTAAACCTTTAATATGGATTTGTCTTATTAAAGGTTTATGTGTTATCCTTTAATAACGGTTGCCTTCGGGGACCACACAACACAAACTCGCTTTTTAAGGAGAAGTCAAATGACTAACTTAATGAAATTTCATAGTGCAGACATTCCTGCTCTGTTAGATCGTATAAATAAATACAGTATAGGTATGGAAGATTACTTTGATCGTCTTCAGACGCTTCATGAGACGCAGAGTAACTATCCACCATACAATCTAATTCAGGTCAGTAACGTAGAATCCAGGCTTGAGTTAGCACTCGCAGGATTTAAGAAGGAAGAAGTAAATGTCTACACACAAGACGGTAAACTTTTTGTCGAAGGACAAAAGGAAGATGTTGAGTCCGAACGAACTTATGTTCATAGAGGAATGGCTCAGAGATCGTTCACAAGATCATGGACCCTCAGTGACGAGACGGAAGTTAGATCAGTTACTTTTGAGGATGGGTTACTAGTAATTGATCTAGGGAAGATCGTTCCAGAACACCATCAACGTAAAGATTGGTGGTAATTTGCTAACAATTGCTTTAGATTAGTGGTGGTTGATACAGACTTTTGTATCACTATGATACATAATTCATATATAATTACGTAGCATGGAGGACGACTTATGAACTGGACAGCCGCCACTCTTTTCATTGGAACCGCAATGACTCTTTTTAGCAGTTGGACCCTCGGCAGCGCACTACCCTAATGGACCACCTACAACAGAAATCTTTTTAACAACTCCATAAATAAAACTGAATATCGTCGCCGCAGAGGGGTAACTGGCAAAATCCAGTTGCAACCCCTCTTTTTTTGTGCTATAATGATTCGACAGCAGATCTGACTATGAGCGTAAAACTAGCACTATTGAAATCAGGTGAAGTTCTGATTTCCGATATCAAAGAGCTTGTTGATGAAAACAAAGTTGTTGGATATCTTTTTAATAAACCCAAGAAAGTTGATATGTCTACTCCGATGTTTCTTTCTGAAGAATCATCCAATCAAACTTCTGTTGAGGTTTCCCTTTCATCTTGGTTTATGATTACTGACGATGAAGAATTTGCTATTCCGAAAGATTGGATTGTCACTGTGATGAATCCAGTTGATAGGATTTTGGCAATGTATGAAAAGTATACTGCTGGAGAATCTGAAAATGATTAAGTGTTTGTTGTTGAAAACAGGAATCACAGTAGTATCTGAGATGCTTGAAGTTGGTGCTGAAGTTGGTGAACCAGATTGCCGTCTTGTCAATCCATGTGAAATTACAGAGAATGGGCAGTTGAGGCGTTGGCCATCTTGCACGGATCAGAGATCTCTTATGATTGGATCTGATAATTTCCTAACGATTGTTGATCCATCCGAACAAGTTATGAAACAGTATAAGGAGGTTGTTGGATGACTTATAAGGTATTGAGCATTGACCTTGATTACATCATGGGTCCTACAATAGAGACTTATTCAAATATATTATTTGATGAAGATCCTATGACTAGGTGGAAGCATTTGTATGAATATACTCAGTTCCGAGAATCTCAATTTTATGCTGATACTTCATCTGTAATTTATTGCTATGATGTATTTTTAAAAGCTCTAAAAAACTGCTCAAATGTTGGTTTTGGATATGAGCATGATGAGATTTTGTATGAACTTCAAAGTCATAAAGATATTGATTTAATTAATATTGATCATCACGATGATATTTTTTGTAATGATTTTGATGATGATTTTCCTGGAGGTCAAAATTTAGATGCAGAATATCAAGCACTCAGAATGTTTGATAGAGTGCATGAAGGTAATTGGGGTGCTTGGTTGCATGTAAAAAATAAACTCACTAAGTTTTCCTGGATTACAAATCCAAATAGTCGTAATTTACATCTAAAAAATGATTTTAATTATGAAATCCTAGGTGATAAGTATGAAACTTATACCAGGGATAAGTATACATTTGAAGACTACAATTTCGATTACATCTTTGTATGTCTTTCTCCACAGTATATGCCCCAGGCACACTGGCATTACTTTACAATGTTCATGATGGCGTATGAAACTTACACTGGTAAGAAGGTGGATGTAAACACCTTTGCCAAGCGGAAGTTCATGCAGGAAAACAAATTTAGTCAAGTAACTGATGCGATTCTACACAAACGTTCAAATGGTGGGTGATAACTTCCTTGTGCGGGGTTATGAAGATGGACGCCACTTCATGACTCGCGAGAAGTTTTATCCCACTCTTTTTGTTAATAGTAAGAAAAAAACCAAATACAAAACTCTTGAAGGTGAATATGTTGAATCTGTGCAACCAGGATCTGTCCGTGATTGTAGAGAATTTATCAAAAAATATGATGGTGTAGAAGGTTTTAAGATTTCTGGTAATGAACGTTTTATCTACCAGTATATTTCTGAGAACTATTCGGAGAATGAAATCAAGTTTGATATTGGTAAAGTCAAACTAGCAACTATTGATATTGAGGTTGCTTCTGAGAATGGATTCCCCGATGTAGAATCTGCGGCAGAAGAAGTTCTGCTCATCACAATTCAGGATTACAACACTAAGGAAATCATTACCTGGGGACAAGGTCCTTTTAAATTGAAGCAGGGTAATCATTACTATAAGCAGTTCAACAATGAATATGATCTGTTGAATGATTTCATCAACTGGTGGATGATTGAAGATAATACTCCAGAAGTTCTCACTGGATGGAATAGTAAACTGTATGATATTCCATATCTGGTCCGTCGTATGGATCGGGTGATTGGTGAGAAATTGATGAAGCGACTTTCTCCTTGGGGATTGGTAACTGAGCATGAGATCTTCATTGCTGGTAGGAAGCAACTTTCCTATGACATTGGTGGAATCTCACAGTTGGATTACCTTGATCTCTATAAGAAGTTCACCTATAAGGCACAGGAATCTTATCGTTTGGATTACATTGCCAGTGTAGAACTTGGGCAGAAGAAACTCGATCACTCTGAGTTTGATACTTTTAAGGACTTCTACACAAAAGGGTGGCAAAAGTTTGTAGAATACAATATCATTGACGTAGAACTTGTCGACCGAATGGAGGACAAGATGAAACTCATTGAACTCGCTCTTACTATGGCGTATGACGCCAAGGTGAATTATGAAGATGTGTTCTCACAAGTTCGCATGTGGGACACTATCATTTATAACTACCTAAAGAAGAGAAACATTGTTATTCCTCCAAAGGAGCGTTCTGACAAAAACGAAAAGTATGCGGGGGCATATGTCAAGGAACCGATTCCAGGAAAGTATGATTGGGTGGTTAGTTTTGACCTTAATAGTCTGTATCCCCACCTTATTATGCAATATAATATCTCACCAGAGACACTCCAAGATACCAGACATCCATCAGCCACCGTTGATAAAATACTTGATCAACAGATAACCTTTGAGATGTATAAGGACAATGCGGTATGTGCCAATGGTGCCATGTATCGTAAAGATGTTCGTGGATTTCTCCCTGAATTGATGGAGAAGATCTACAAAGATCGAACTGTCTTTAAAAAGAAGATGCTTGAGGCAAAGCAGGCATATGAGAAAACTCCGACCAAAGAGTTGGAGAAGGAAATTGCCCGTTGTAATAATATCCAGATGGCACGTAAGATTCAATTGAACTCTGCTTATGGTGCTATTGGTAATCAGTATTTCAGGTATTACAAACTTGCTAATGCTGAAGCAATTACTCTTTCTGGGCAGGTATCAATTCGTTGGATTGAGAACCGTATGAACAAGTATCTAAATA